GGCGAACATGGCAATCATGTCAATATACCACCCTGATATATTGGAATTCATTTCCTGCAAATCTGTTGAAGGTGATATCCATAATTTTAATATTTCGGTTGGTGTTGATTCTAACTGGATGAAATTGGTTGAAGCTGGGGCCGACTATAATCTTATTAATCCTTATAATAATACTATCAGTGGAACTCTAAATGCGCGAGAAGTATTTAATAAACTTATTGAGGGTGCCTGGACAAATGGAGAACCTGGCATGGTATTCCTAGATAGGATTAACCAAGATAACCATGTAATAGAAGAATACGGCCCTATGGTTGCTACTAATCCGTGTGGCGAACAACCACTACTTGGAAATGAGAGTTGCAATCTTGGTTCGATTAACCTAGATAAGTTTTTTATTACGGGTAAGGATATCCAAGCAGTCCAAAGTCCATGGAAGGCCCAGATTGATTGGGAGCGATTAGAACAGGTTACTCGTATTGCAACCCGTTTTCTTGATAATATAATTGATGCTAATGAGTATGCTACACCTGAGATTGAACAGATGACTAAGGCTACTCGTAAAATCGGTTTGGGAGTTATGGGTTTTGCTGACTTACTTATTCAGTTGCGAATTGCTTATAATTCTGCAGCGGCTAGAAACATTGGAAGTGCGCTTATAGAAGCAATTAAAGAGTGGGCCGATGACGAATCCTTAATGTTGGGAGCCATGAGAGGCCCATTTCCTGCTTGGGAGCGCAGTAGTTACGATAAAGAAACTGAAGCGTATAGGAATAATTGTCGTCTAACCGTAGCCCCCACAGGGACTATTTCTATGTTAGCTGATTGTTCTAGTGGGATTGAGCCTTCGTTCGCCTTGGTGTGGAAGAAGCAGAATATATTAGATGGTGAGACATTGAATTATGCAAATAAGTATTTTGAACGGGATGCAAAAGAACACGGCTTCCAGTCAGACGAGTTAATGGATTATCTATCTAATGGAGGTTCATTACAGACTAGGGATGATGTTCCTCAATGGGCTAAAAATTTGTATATTACAGCCCCTGAGATAGCTCCAGAAGATCATGTATTAATGCAAGCAGTGTTTCAACAGCATGTAGATTCGGGTATCTCTAAAACCATTAATTTTGATAATTCAGCTACAATACAAGATGTTGAAGATTCGTATAAATTGGCGTGGAGAACAGGCTGTAAAGGAATTACAGTATATAGAGCGGGAAGTAGAGAGAAAGAAGTATTAGTTAAAGGCGTAACAACTACTTCTGTAGAGGAAACTTGCTGTGAAGTGCCTCAAATTATTATGCAGGATGGCTGTCAATCGTGTATTTCATGTGGGTGGAGTGCGTGTTTAGTTGCTTGAGATAGTATAATATAATAAGGCTTTTTTATAGGAGGTGTAAATTTATTATGAACTATTTGAAACCAACCATTGATAAGTTACTGGGGGCACCAAAAAACCTTTGGTATGTGATAGTGGCGATGCTAGGTATTATAGGTGTGGGTATATCATATATTAATCCGTTTCCGTTTATCATTCGTAGTCTTAAAGCTGGGATAGCCTACATTAATCCGTTTCCGTTTATACTGCGCAGTCTTAAAGCTGGGTGGCACACTGTAAGAAAGACACCTATGGGCATTATAAGGTTGCCCATTAGGGCATACAAGAGGGTGTCTGTGTGGAGAAACTGGCTGTTAGCGAAAGTGGCCTATCTAAATGATGAGTCAGCTAAATGGAAGGCAGTTTTCAAAATTGTGATGTCTCCATACAGTTTGCTTCGGGCCTGTGGCCTTAGTCCACAAATGGCTGTGGGTTTGCTATTCGCAGGTTCTACGGTAGGCACGGGAGTTGTGGTGAACGAAACCATACTTGCAGATAGGTCATTTACAAATGGCGATGCTGGTGTGTATGCTGCTCCAACAGATGCCCCATCCGCTGCTCTTGAAGAAATGCTGGCATTTAGAAAAGAGAATAAGGACGATAATACCTTACGAATTGTGCTTGGGGTGGTTCCTGTGCGGGAGATTAGAATAGAAAACGTATCCGTGGGTACTGTCTACGCCAATTCAGCCTTGCCAGCTTCCACGGCATATACTTCTGTGGGAGGTACTGCGGCTACTACCACTGCGGTATTAATTGGTGGTACTGTAATAGGTGGTGGTACTAGTACTTTCCTAGAGATAGGTGAAATGGTTCTTGAAAAAACTAGGTGTTCACGATTATTTTTTGATAACACTACGGTTCATACCATTAAAGTTATTGGAAATGCCAGTGATGGTCAAAGTATAAATCAAAGTCCCGGTACGGCGCGTATGAGGGCAATTGGGGGCGGTCATCATCAGGCAGAAGCGATGGTAACTTCGGGTGGTTCGTATGACCGTATACATATCGACGCTCCTACAAGTGCTATCAATGGGAAAATAGGCAAATTAACTTTGAGCAACCTGTACACTGAGGGTGGAGCTTGTGTGTTTGACCGGATGAAAATCGGAACCTTAACGATTGAGCTAAATGAGATTGGGGTTGCGGACGGATTTTCAACTAAGGAATTCAAAATTCATCAGAGTGTAACAGCAGCCAATTGGACTGTGACTGATAATGTTGAAGTATCAATTGGGACACCTTCCGAAACACTGAGTAATGAGTAGTAAAGGGGAGGGTATGTTAAAAGAAGACGATAAGATATTCACTATGTATAAGCAATATAAAGCTCTTATACATAAGGATGCAGTAGAGGGTAGTAACACTGTCTATGGAACAGACCAATTAGCTGCGTGGCTAACGGTTGGACATACGCTTGACAATATGGTATCCTTACTAGAGGAAACGAAAACGTTGGGTACTGCAACTACGTCTAAAGACGACGGCGGTAGGTGGGATACCATGTGGGGGGTAGGGGAAGAAGGGCTGGATGCAGAATACAGCCCCCCAATCAGTAAGAAACCACTGTTGGGTCATTCACTGCCTAAAACAAAGATAGATTTTGGTATCTTTACGGGGCAAAGACCCCAGACATCTAGTGCCCAGCGACCACATAAGGGAGGACAAGTATAAATGGCAAGAAGGAATTGGTCTAAGTGTTTGTGCGGAGCAAAATTGAGTGTGAAAAAGGGAGAGCGAACGTGCTTTAAGTGTAAACAAAAGGAGCATAGGAATACATGATTGAAATATCAGTAAAACATATACCTTGGCCCTTCCCTAAATCCGTCCATGCTGTAACGATTTGGCCCTTTATTATTTATGAACATTCCGTTAGACATGATCTAGCTATCCAAGCTCACGAACGATATCATTTGAACGAGCAAAGGAAGTGGCTAGTTATACCGTGGTTTATTGTATACGTAAGCCTGTCTCTTTTTTATGGGGGCGGGAGAAGACACCCATTAGAAAAACCTGCCTACGCAATACAAGATGATATACGTGATAAGAAGGATAGGGAGGCCCATTCGGGGTAGGCATTAAAAAATAAGGAGTATTAGATGGTAACAATATACACACAAGCTGGTTGAGGGCCGTGTCACACAACCAAGGTTTGGTTGAAAAATAACGACATTAAATATGTAGAAAAGGATGTTAGTCAAGATGAAAATAGAGAGACATTACTCCGATTAGGTTATCGAACTACACCAGTTGTTGTGAGTCAAAAAGGAACAGTGGTGGGGTATAACCCCACAAAACTAAGCGAAGTTTTATTGTAGTATAGGAGGAAGAGATTATGGTAATGGGGAATTTGTTAAAGGATAAGGAGCTATTATGAACCCGTTCGTATTACTTAATTTAGCAATTACTTTCATGCAGTTAAACATGGGGCAGACTGCTGCAGGTAAAGCTATAATCAAAGAAGCCATGGATGTCGTACAGTCCCTTGGGGAGGCCTTGAAGGATAAGAAGATTACCATGACAGAGAAGAAGGCTCTAGTTAAGGAACTACGAGAGTTCTCTAAAGCTACTATCAAAGCCTTAGATGATTTAATTATCCCAGAGTAATACATATAGCAGACAACACAGTATCTATAATCACATTAGAAGAAAGCCTGTATGAATTAGAGTCGAAAGATGTTATAATAGAAAATGAGATGAAAGCTAGGCAGTACGATAGTTATGGGAAGTAAATAAATGCATAGGTTAGAAAAGGGAGGCAGGAATGAATTTGCTGAAGTGGTTTTCGAATACCTCAATCGAAGAAAAGGACTGGGTTGAAGGAATAGTAGTGAAGAATCTAATGAGTAAAAATCACCTAAAAATCAATATGCCTATTACTGTTGGGGATATTCGAAAAGGGGTGGCAGTAGATGAAATGGGATATGAAAATGAGATTGTCCTGTTTCTTAGGAAGAATAAAAAAGATAGGTGGGTGAACTAATGCTAGGCACTTTGTTACAGGGAAGAGAAATGCAGTATATAGCGTCTAAAGACAGCACAACCAATACGTGGAGGATTTTAGACACATGGCATGACGAGCTAAAAACTCTAAGTGCAGAGGATGAGATACCCGATGATTGTGTAGCTGTCACAATTTTAACTGAAGGAGAATTTATAGCCTTAGTTAAAGAAGCAACTAGATTGGGAGTGCTAGAAAACG